GAATGATCCCATGTCCACTTTGTCCAGTACATATTTGTATCTTTGTACTTCTGCCCAGATGAGTCTAAAGATTCGCCTGCGGCTGATGCTAGTTTATCCAAAGTAGATAGTTGCCATGCACTAGGCACAGTCCATGTAATGGCTCCGTCTTGATCCAAAGACACAGAGCTACTGGTTCCATCTGAATCACCAGTGTCTACCCATTCAGCCCCGTTCCAGTAGGACACTGTGATAACAGTCGATCCTGTACTGTTTGTCGCGTCTACGTCTATGTGCGCCCCCCTAAAAGGGATTGCAGATCCAACATAAAGCGCACGACCTGATGCAAAACTGGATAAATCTACACTTGTATCAGTTGAACCATCCTGTGCAACATCAGAGTTGTCCTCAAGATGACCGCCAAGTCCGTCTGCTGAGTCCGCTTTAAGGATCACCAGATAAGGACAAAAGGCAAACTTGATGATTGCCGCTGAACTTCCAAAGTTCCTTGGCTCTAGGTTGATGTGTTCTGTGCCTTTAATGAATGGAGTAAACGAAGCAGTTGTAGTTACTGCTACTCCACTCGCAGCACCTGTTCTTCTTTGATGCCCTAAATTAGCACCGATTATCTCTGTTGGCATTATTACCTCCTTGGTCTATCCAGCCCTTCCAGACCTCTTGTTTGGGAGAAGGATATATTAAATTTTATCTACCACCGAATCTTAACCCTGCCGACCTCGTAATGGTCCACCATATTTGGCTAACAATGATCTTCGTCTTTGTGCCGGAGTTAGCCTCGTGGTTGCCAGATGACTACGACCCTTCATAGTACCAGTTTTCTTTGTGACAGGTTTTGTTGTCGTAGCTCCATTTTTCTTTGGCAAACTACTTCCACTTGGATACGCTGCTGCATGGATAGACTTCAACTTTGCCATGTTACCACCAGCCGCTGAAATCATTCCTGACATGTCATTTCTTCTGTGTGCTGCTTTGTAAGCCGCAGTTTGCTTTGCTAATTTACTTGCCGCACTAGCTGCTTTCTCTTTTTGGGTTGTATGAGCAGGCATAACCTTGCCACTAACTCGACCACTAGACCCTTTAGTTCCATAATAAGAACCTGTTTCCTGTTTTGTTGTTGCAGGAACTGGTCTAGAATGTCCACCTGTCTGTTTAGCTTGGGCTTTGCGAGCTTTCTCTAGTAACTGTTGCCTTCTTGTTGTTGCCATAATTGCCTCCTGACAGGATTATACACCCTTACAGTGAGCTTTATGCCCACGTAATGCTGCTAATGTACCTTGTCTTGTAGATTTTGTAAAGTCTCGACCACATTTATCACATACAGCATCCATCACAGCCTGTGCTTTTTCTTCTACTGCGACAGATGTTCTCTGAGTAGCCACTTGTCCGGCTAGAGTTTGAATTAACTCTTGGTTACTTTGCAGCATCTGCTGTTGTAACTCTCTGTCTTCATCACGCTCTGTGGTTTCCCTAGACCTTTGCAACGCCTCAAAAGCTCTCTTGTGTGACCTTTGAAGATGTGCGCTAACCCCATCCTCATGAGGGATGTGCTTCTTTCTGCATGGGGGAAAACCCATTGACGCAACTATGTAATGCTCTGGTGAGTCCGGATTAAGTGGACAGAATAAATCCAATCCATAATCTGGTTTGATTTGTGGATTAGTAAAAGTATATTTCTGAGAGCCGTCTTCATTAGTGATCTGTGATATCTGCCACCTCATATAGTTGGGGCATCGATTGTAATCACCTGTCTTGGCATCCCAGTATGGTACATAGCCCTGATATCTTAAAGAAGATACACGAGTGGCAAACTCATCAGTGCTGGTGGAAAGCATTTCACCTTCCTGCAAACCAGATAAAGGGGCATCTTCCCCTGCCTGTTCTGCTATTGCCTGTTCCCATGCTGTATCGTTACTCGTTGTCATACGTCACTCCTTACTAATTGACTTAACCTACCAAAAGTTGACTGATTCTTGCGTTTTCTATTCCGCTCCTCAACCTTGTTGTAAAATGCAGACTGTAGATCAGATGGTTCAAAGTACCTGAATACTGGTCTGCCTCTAAATTCTTCGGCTATCTCTCGTAATTCTGCAACTGTATGCCACGCTTCCCCACGACCATTAACAACCTGACCGCCAGGTATGAAGATCGGGTCTGCCTTAAACATATATGAAGGACCTAAGTCCACATACGCCGTGACAAGTTTGTCGTAACGAACAACTCTTAACTCCTGAAACCTGTGCATCCCTTGATTGCCATAAGGTTTATTAACCTCTCTTAACGAAAAACACATCTCGTCATCTGAAACGAGTCTTGTTATTTCATCTACGCCAGAAGCAGAGGCTGTCCTGAACCGGACAACCCCTGCCTCTAACTCGTCTGTTACTGCTTTAGCCATAACATCCTATGCAGGAGCGGTTGCGTCTCCTATAATCTCAAATGTCCAGTTAGAAGAACGTAGACCATAAGCGTACTCATCCGTAAGGAATAAGCTGTCTCCACCACCACCAATGTGTGGCTCACGCCTAGTCTCTGTCCTGATCGTCATGCCCTCAACCAATACCCATGCAGACTTGGAGAACACAAAGTTCTTAGCATCGTCAGCGGAGTCAATCTGTATGTTGCCATCCTCGAAGATGCTTACGTTTGCAATAGGCAAGTTAAAGCCACTCTGGAACACAGTTGCCGTAGCACCATCTGGTACTGGGTATGTTCCTGTGCCTCCTATGAGGTCATCATAGAAGTCTTTTATACAGAAGCCGTGGAACACACCGGATATCGGCATGGGTCCTGGCTCTGTTGCATTAGAAGTAATTCTATATCTAGCAGAAGCAACATCACCCACTTCAACAGGAGTGTTTGCTGTTCCCATTTGAGTAGAAGCATCCATAGCTGTTAAGCCATCCTGATCCTTCTTTCTCATCATTGCCTCACCGGGCATAGCTCCCATCTTAGCAAGAACTTTACTGTTGATATTCCTTCGGCTCTTGTCCGTGATGAAAGTCTGTATCTGCACCATTTCTGGTGTGATGGTGATTGCAGAATCATCGTACTGCTGTGGGTTGTCCAATACTGTATTCTCTGTTACTGCTTGTGCAGTCAGATTAGCAAGCAGGATTTCCCTCCAGGTTGTACCTGTATTAGCGTCTAACTCAACACGATCTACGAGTTGAGGAACTACGCCGTCAAATTGTCTTCGTGATCTAGCAGCAGCTTGAATAGTATCTAAACTATCTGCTAATGATCCAGTTGTTGTATTTCCTGTAGCCATTAGCTACCTCCCTGTGAAAAAGTATTACTTATACAGTCCAGTCTCTATTGGTTTCTATAAGAACATAGTCTACGTCCATCGCCTCTACTGCCGCACCCTTGGCTTCAACCATGAGTAGTACAGCAAGGTCTGTGGTTGTTGATACAGCACCTGTTACAGTCTGCTTCAAGTCTCCATCAATATACCATCGGGCTGTTCCATTGCTCTCCACCTCTAGTCTTAGAACCTGAAACTCACCTGCTACTGCGTCATCATCGAGGTCTACGTTAGTTGAGGTGGTTTCACCTGTGGTTGTTCCACCATTGTAAACTCCGTGCCAGTCCTCGTCATCTGTTAGCTCTGCTGACAGATAGAATCCACATAAGTCTGATGCTGTGAGAGTTAGAGTTGCGGTTGCCCCTGTTAGTTGTTCACCTTCAAGGATACCAACCCCGTCAGTCACTACATCTGTGAGTCCGAAGTACGCTTCTTTAGTGTCAAGGTTATCAAACCGGACACGAGCTTCAATCGAAACACCGCCACTTAATGCCATGTCGAAACAAGCATTTGTCGTAAATCCAGCAGAGTGTTGTGCTTCGTCAGTTGTTGTTAATCGCACGACACCGCTGATTCCATCAGAGTCAAGCCCAACAACGCCAGAGTCAGTCTCAGCCAAGCCCTGTCCAACTACTCGAAGACCACCTGGTGTAAAGTATGGTGCGCTTGCTGGTGCTGCTGTACTAGCTACTGGAACTTCAAATCCAATGAAGTCATCAAAAATTCTAATCTTACCGACTGATGATTGTGGCATTATATGCCTCCTTTAAACAAAGTTGTTACTAGGGTCAGTCAACTAAATATACCCAAGGTTTTTAGCTGCGTCACCCACACGTTTGCTCCAAGGAATTTCGCCCCTTCCGTATGCTTCCCATGTACCTTGGTCAGACATTCCACCGGACTGTCCGACTCCTGCATTGGTAGCACCTACATCCAGGGTATTGTTCTCTTGGTTATACTGCTGTCTTATTTCCTGAGCCTCTTTACGAGCTTCTTCTACTTTTGCACTGGTCTGTGATACACGTTCTGCTTCAATTAGGTCATCGAGTTCGTCATAAACATTCTCGAAGTCATCTATAGAAACAGCAGCGTTCCACTTATTCAATGCTGCCTGTACTTTAGGATTATCCTGAGTAAGTCCAACTGATGCGAGTCTGGGATTGATTCGGCCTGCGAGTCGTTCTGCATAAGTGTAAACACGATCTCGCTCTGCGTCAGTTCGTTCTTCTTCATTGATGCGATTAAGGGTCTGTTGCCTTTCCATAGGCGTTAGGTCTGCCTCATCCGCTTCTCTACGCTGACGTTCCCGTCTATCCCTTTTTATCTCAGCACGTAACTCAGATACTTCAGCCTGAAGGGTGGGGGAATTATCCCGTGCCTTTAGTCTGCCCTCTGCACTCTTAGCCCGCTGTTCAAGCTCTGCAAGCTGTGCCTCTAACTCAACTTCCCTAGCTGACTTTTCAGGGGTAGAAGCGTTTTCTGTGCCTTGAGTTGCTTCCTGTTCTGCAACTGCTACTGTTTCCGTGGCTTCTGCCGTAGTCTGCTCAGTATTGTCCGTTGTCATTAGTGCCTCCTATTGGGTTAAGGGTCATAATTGCCCTAACCGAATATTGCTTTCATGCGTAATATAATATTTGTTAGATTCATTGTCAACATTACTAATCCCAATATCCTTCAGGTTTACGAGCAGGAGAGGCTCCTGCTGGAGTTAGTCCTCTATCGCCTGCTGGTGTTGGAGTAGATGGTTGCGGTCTTTGCATCGGCTTAGATATTATGTTTCGTTCTAGCGATGCCTTTTGCCGGTTATACTGTTTTATTAGTTCATCAATATTATTACCGGATGGTCTTTTGTTATTCACTTTAATATATTCTTCAATAAACTCTTGTCTCTCTACAATGCTGTCAACATCTTCAAGTGCTATCTTATTAACTAACATAAGTCTTACAGCATACTTTATAGCCCTTTCGCCCAAGCTACCAATTCCTCCTTCGCCAGTAATAAACAACTTAGCATCAAGGTCTGGATTGGCACTTCTAAATGCTGATGTGCTTATAGGATTCAACTTAGCTTTTTGTACCTTATCTCTATTGAGGTCACGGATTTCCCTATACGCATCAATATCTTCGGTCCACCTCAGTCTTGCCTGATATACAGAATCAAACGGAACCAGGTTCACTCCTCCGGCTTGACTCAATATCTCTGTTCCCATACCCTCAAACTCCGCCATTCCCTCACCACTAGTAGCAGCCCGTACTCCAGCCCTTACTGCTGACTGACCGACTAAAGGAATAGTTGTGCTTCCAGAATATGCCAGAGTCTCTAAAATATTTAACGGAAACTCACCGGTGCGAATTTCCCTTCCGTAAAAATCCTTGTTCTGTAATTGGTCAACTGCACTATTAAGTACGGGTCCTAATTTATAGCCACCCCACTTCATAATCCCTGCAAATGGAAGGGGTATTTCGTCTTCAAGCCCCACGACCTTTACGGGTCTTGGAGCAATAGCTCGTAGTAAAGACCGAATCGGACCACCTATGCTCAATCTCATTCCGTTTGGCATAGTAATTGCCATAAAGTTAGGGTGTCTAGGATCAAGAGCATTGCGCGCCTCTCTCATTGCCGTAACCTCTGGGTTGTCATTCATCTTGGCATACATGATTGCGCTACTAACAGAAAGAGCGGAAGTGGTAGCTGCAAAATTTAATATTCTTCTTATTGCCAGATTTTCTGTCATAGTTACATTGCGCCTTAACCCCCACTTCATTAGTCCTTTTGCTGCATCTATTGTTAAAGCAGTAGGCTGCACAAGAAAAGAAACAGAAGTTAGCATACCACGCTGCATAGCTGCTTGTTTAGCAGACTGACCCAGCCTTCTGTATGCTC